TTGGAGATTCCCGCCGAGGCGTTGTTCAACGCGATTTCGAATGTGCTTTATGCCGTAAGCCGTGAAGATAAAAAGCCTGCATTTGGTGGGATATTTTTCGACGCGGACGGTGCGACGTTGAATATCGTTGCTTGTGACGGATACCGTTCTGTGTGGACAACAATCCCGCATGAGGGCGAGTTCCATTTTATATTGCCAATGGTGGCAGCAAAGGCGATCATGTCACTGGGCGAGACTGAGGCAGTAAAAATTGAAGCCAGTGCATCAGCGGCGTATATCGAGATCGGAGAATACATGATGGTGACGCGGCTCATTGCGGATTCTTTTATGGACTACAAAAGAGCGTTCCTTTCACAGCCACCGATGTGTGCCCGGCTCCCTAAAAAAGAAACGATGGACGCTTTGCGGCGTGCCTTGCTGGCCACGAATCAGGACAAGTGCATCATTATGTTGAGGTTCGACACAGACAAGTGTACGATCTCGGCTAAATCCGCAACGGGGAACTATGCGGAAGACATTGCAGGTGGTTTTGAGAAGTTGAACGGATTTGACATTGCATTCAACAGCCTTTATCTG